AGAGTACGAACCCCAGGAGAGTAGTAGCTCTTTCACGCAGATCGGTGGATACGTTGAGTATCCATCTTCTGCGATGAAGTTCTACCTCTTCCAAGCGGGTACGTTCTCCAACAAGAAGCCAGTCGGCACTTCCACAACAATAACCTCGACCTTTTCACAGACGAGGTTCGCCGGCGCCTACAAGTATTTCTTGGGTACCGAAAACCGGTACACAAGGAATCTTGAGAGCGCCTACGAGCAGGCTGAGTACCTGCTCGGGCTCAAGATCACTCCTGAGCTGTTGTGGGAGGTTACACCATGGTCTTGGCTGACTGACTGGGTTAGTAATCTGGGGACTAATATCTCCAACATTACTGCCCTAAGTCAGGATGGCCTTGTCCTAAAGTACGGGTACATCATGCGCCACGCTAGGGTCGAGCGTACCGAGATCATTCGTGGTCTCGTTACAAACGATCCTGACGTGTGGAAGGGCGAAAAGCCCGCTCCACCTGTGCATGCTACCGCGACTTACGAAAGTAAGTCTCGTACTCGTGCGACCCCTTACGGATTCTCGCTCACTCCTGATGCGTTTAGCAACAGACAGTGGGCGATCCTGGCCGCCCTCGGTATGACCCGAGGTAACCGGTCGCTTCGGCTCAGTGAATAATCACTGAGCGCGTCGCCTAGCTCACACACGTGCAAGCTAGGTTCCTCGAAAGGACAGTGCCTTGGCACTCACGGATCCTCAGTCAATCACCATCGACGGGGTAACCAGTACGCTTCCGCGTACCGGTTCCTCCCTCACGGCAGGAGCCTTCCGTAACTCGGATGGCTCCGTCGTCATGAACGTTTCCCACACTTACGGGAAGCGGACTCGACGCGTCGTGCGAATCGACCACTCCAAGATCGCAGCCGACCCCCTGACCGCCGACAACGTGCGGTACTCCATGAGTACCTACGTCGTCGTCGACACGCCCGTCGACGGTTACACCGTCGCCGAGCAGCAGGATGTCGTGGACGCCCTCGTGGCGTTCCTCGCTGCGAACAGCGGAGCTGTCGTGGCCCAGGTTCTGGGCGGTGAGAGCTGAGGCAGGGGTAGTTCCCCTGTGAGTGTCAGGCTAAGGATGTCCTACCTTCCATAGCGGAGGAAGACATGAAAAGCCTGATGCTGTTCCTAGAGTGTGTGCTGAGTGATCTCGGCACACTGTGTGACGTTAGCACCCACCGCGATCTTAAGACAATCGCGGCGCGTGTCGAACATGAGGGGAGATCGTTTCTAACGATCTCCCTAGCGGCCTTCGGTAAGGACTTCGACAAGTCCTTATCTGAAGGCTACGTTGGTCACGACCAGTTCCTTGGTTTTGCCAGGACTGGCGGTCTCCCCCGAATTTTCGGAGGTTTCCTTGACCTTGTGTTCGACAGGGTGTCCGGACGACTACTCAGTACTCCCAATGTAGACGCGATCTTCGCCATACGTCAGCTAACGCTGATGTGGGCTAAGATCGAGCTGCCCTGCTCCGAAGCTAGGGTAGCCAACGCCTATAAGGAGTACGTCGAGACCGATCTGGAAGTTCAAGCTGCAGATGCGGTGTGGATGTCCAACGATGAACTCGTTGAAGCATACACCCGTATCGGCAGACTACTCTGGGCAGACAGCTTCGCGAAAGTGAATGAAGACATTCACTATCTCGAGCTGATCCCAGGTCATGGACCTGGTGCCACCGCAGATCGTCTTCGCAGTAATGCGAAGTGGGATCAAGCGGACTGGCCACACCGGCTTCAGCAGATATTCCCAGACTGGGCGTATCTGACATCGTCGGAGGTTATCGCTCGCGATAACCTGGATCATGTGAACTACCAGAGCCTGGATACTGAGCGACCCGTTAGGGTCGTTACGGTACCCAAGACGCTCAAGACGCCACGGATCATAGCTATTGAGCCGACTTGCATGCAGTACATGCAGCAAGGCGTGCTCCGTAGCCTCCGCGAAGGAGTCCAGCAGGATGACATCTGCCGGAACCTTATCAAT